TCACGGTGCTGGCGCTGCAACCATGTCGCCCGCGGGATAGAGCTGCAACATCGCGCGAGCGGCTTCAGCATTCGACGTCGTGAGCCACTCTTCCCAATCGTCCGGCCGAAGTATGACGACCGATCGCTTTTCGTCGCAGGGCTTATGCATGCGCGACATGATGGGATCGCCCTCGGCGTTGACGGTGATCATCGCCATCGTGTGCGTCTCTCTTCCATCCTCACTCTTCAGCGTGCGCCAGATCCCTGCAACACAATACGGCCGCCAATCAGTCAGGCCGATTCGATGCCAGACGTTTCGGCCGGTCTCGTAGCATGGTTCGTAAATCCATCGCGCCGGAATCAGGCAGCGGCGACCCGCGCGCCACGCCGGCCCGTATAGCGGCGATTGCCCGAGGTTGTCGTCGCGCACGTTCATTGTGCTACGCATAATCGGCGGCGCTTTGCCCTCGGCCTTCGCTTTTTCTATGTTCGCTTTCTGCAGCGCACGCGGCCAATAGCCGAACCCCGCGAGGAACGCCTCGACGCGCCCATCGATCATCGCCACCGTGGGCGCAAGATAGTCCGGGTAAATCTCGGGCTCCCAAGGCGTTCTCTTCCATAGGTCGATCAGACCAAGCCGGAGCTCGCTGATACCCGGATCTTCGTCAGGGGCGCGATAGTTGGTGCACACGACGGCACCTCTTTTCAGGGGATGGATCACTTCATCATAGTCCAAGATATACTGTATAAAATTACAGGTTTTCTCGTATTACGAAATGATCCTGCCACCGTTCAACCCTCCCAAACTACCCGAGATGACCGAGTGGTGGACGCGCTGCACGTATGCAGACGTCCAACGGCTGATTCTCGAAGTTCAACACCAACGCCTCACGTTGTGGGAGCTCCGCAGTTGCATCGCAGATGCGTCGCGGCGGGCACGCGCAATTGATCCGTCGTTGCTCGAGTATGGGGCGCCGCTACGGAGGCTTGGCTACATTGTCGAGAAGGAAATCGATCGTGCCGCCCCATTCGCCCGTATGCGAGAACCGGTCGCGCCCTTTTCGGACGAGTGGCGTGCCCGCGAAGAGCTCAAGTCTAAGCGCTGGGAGTCGCCAGACGACGCGCCGCCCGGCGCATCGCCGAAATCAGTCCCGCAATTTCAGCGGGTAACGTGGGCTGAACTGCGCGAAAAATGGCGTCTCGAGGAAGGCAAGAAGGTCGGCCGGCATACGCTCGAGCAACGCATGGCTCTCGAGATCGCATATTTGCGAAACAACATTGTTGGAAAATCGCAAAAGCTCGTCGACGCAGCTCGAGCTGAGGCAGAGAAACGTGGGATGGAGCTATTCGCGCTCGACCAGTTAAAGCGCATCCTTGAAGTCGAGCGCGGCGAAGAGGCGTTCTATCGCATCACGTAGCAGGGACAAAAGATGAACGACCAGAACTTTCCCGATGAGATGCGAATACCTGCTCGACTGTGGCGAACGCCACTCTCGCCGGCCACCTACTGCCCGCCCAAAACGGGAGCGGCGCGGCGAACTGCCGATGCATCAGACTGGATCGCCACTACTACTCGGAATCGAGCCTTTGGGCAAACGCGGCGTTTTGAGAATCGCAGCCTTCGCACTGAGCAATTCGTCGTCGCCCACCTCGAAGCGGCGCAGCCACGCTGCTGTTGATTCGCGCGTGTTGTAGACCGGCGCGCCGGCGTTGACCGTGCCGCGCTGAAGAATGTCCATGCTTTCCGCTCGCACGCGCCGCAGTGCCTTATCGAGGACGACGTAGGTCGGTGGCAAGAACGGGGGTTGCTCCTCGCGCTCGGAGAGACCCGACTCAGGCAATACGCCCGCACGGACGATAACGCCGGCACCGTAATCACCAATGGCAAACCAATTCGGAGGGAGTTCCGACGTCAGCGCGCGAACACCGCCGACGGTGTCCAACATGGGCTTGCCGATGGCTGTCAGCCAATTGACGGATTTAATTTTGCCCTTCAGATCGCGGGCTGAAGTCGATCCGGGGTCGCCGACATCGAGCCCCGGCATAATTTGCGCGATCCAGTATTCGGTCGCCTCATTCTCGTGAGGAGCGGTCGGGGAAAGGTTGACGGCGAAGCCCGCCTGACCTTGAACGGCATCTAAGCGGCGCGCAGCATCAAAGAACAGTTTTGCGAAGGCATCGGGGTTCTCTTGGACAGCCACAACCGGCCATGAGAACGCAAGGGAGTTGAGACCGCGATTGCCCATCTTCTCTTGCCACTGGCGCTGACCCACGACCTCGAATCTCCAAAAACTTGCGTCCGAGGCTTGCTCCCCGCCAACGTAGCAGAAGTCGAAACGGTCCTCAGGACCGAGCTTACTGGCTGCTGCACGCAGAGGCTTGGCTCGCGCGAACGGCTGCGCCGCCTTCCCGTTACTCCATAGGAACGTCAATTTGCATTCGGGTACAGCACAGTAGTCGTCGAAACAGTCGGCAACCGCCGCGCGGACGGCGGGATCGAATGCACGCTCAAAATAGAGCGACGCGCGCACGACGACGGCCGCTCCGATTCCACCGGTTGCGTAGCGAGGTTCCAAAAGACCATTGGGCACCAGCGCTTTGCCCTGATTGGCCTTTGCCCATTCGAGAAAATTCTGATCCATATTCGCGTCGATGCTAGGAAGGCTCAATTATGGAACGACTATGGGGGGCGGCGGCAACGGCAAACCACCCATGCTAGGCGGGGAAGCAGGACTGCGGTTAAGTAGTTGACGCAGGGAACGCCCGAGTTCGGAGAGCGCCTCAGAAACCGCTCGGAGCGGACTTTCATTGGCGTCATCGTCGGAGCAGTCACAGTCGCCGGGGCCCATAGTCGCAACCTTTTCGGGCGAACCGGCAATGCGTGCGTAGTCGTCCTCTTGCTCGCGATCCCTTTCTTGAGGCGGGAATTTAATCTCCACCACGCTCTTGATGTTGTCCTGAGTTGGCGGCAGAGATCCGTCCTTGACAATCACCACGTCGGGGCGCCGAACAGCACCGGCGCGAGCGGGATACGCATCTTTCCCGCCAGGCCAGTATTTTTGAATCCAGCCTGGCAAGTAAGGGTGCGGCTCCAAGGGAGACGCGGAGCGCATGATCGGCGACGGAGGGATCTGCGTCATGTCGTAGTTGACTTCCGACTTGTACGGGCTCTTCCACCCCATCGACCGATCCACGTCGCGCAGGTTGCGCGAAACGCACTGCTGCTTGAGGCTTTGGCCCGATGCACCAGTGTCTGGCTCTCGACTGCATACACAAACGGCCTTGCAGATGACCTTTTTATCGACCGGGTCGGGTGTAGCGGGCCGAAGACGCACGGGCGTCGTTTCGCCCTTCGGCGACATGCCACCTTGACCGGAGTTGGCTCCGTAGGCACGACCACTCATAAAACACCGCCTTCGCCCGGCCCCTGAGTCGACTCGGCTGAAAATTGCAACGATCCAGCCGTGTTTGCCTCGTGCCACTGCGTGTAGCCGTCGGCGTCGGTCTGGCCGGATATTGTCCGGCCGTCCGCTGTTTGCAAAACGTAGGGATGGTTCGCGATCGGTTCTCCAGTCGTCTCGTCAAATACCTGGAAGCGCCCACGGTATAGATTGTCCGGCCCTCGTGACATCGACTGCGGGACGACGCTCTTCCCACCGCCGATCGAATTGCCGCCAGCGGTCCCTGATGTAGGGGCAACCGTGGCGAAGCCTTGCGACGCGATAAGCGTTGCCCCACACGCGGTCTTGTCTCCGTCTGTAGCAATCGGCCTATCACCAAACGTCATGTTCAACTCGCGCTTTACGCTGACGATCGGGTAAATCCCACCACACCGCGGACACGTCACCATGTCGCCAAGCAATGCGATTGCCCTTCCATGAACCGTGTTAGCGACGTTACAGCCGACCACACGCCCCCCATGCGTGGTCGTGTCCCCCTCGCAAATAAACGCAAACCCCATGTCGAACTCTCCACAAGGAAATTTTCGATGGAATGTAGCACGGGGGAAATTGCCGGAACCACCCTGTCAGACATAACAGGAATCCAAATTCGTAATTCCGCGAACACCGGAATTGGATCAAAACAATGCACCCGATTTTGGATGCAAAGCCCCGGTCGAGCGACCGGGGCAACTGAACGAACTATTTCTTTTCCGGCTCGATCCCCCAGCACTGCCCCGCTCGCTCATACTCAGGAATTGCCTCGGGATTGTGTTTGCACTTGTCGATAGTATCGAGCGCCGTATGGTAATTGATCACGAGCGGATCGACGATGCGGCTAATCTGCTCGTCTTGCGCAGACTGGTCCGGAGTGGAACAGTCATCGCCCATGTGCCCGGGATTCGACTGATAGACTCCGCCGACCGTCAAGAACGATACCGCTCCACTACGAGATGCAGAATTGATCGCCCCGTACAGTGCCCGTGACGCGGTCGGATATCGGCGCTCATGAGCAAAACCCGCCGCGTCGATGAACCGCTCGACCCGCTCCGGCTGGCATGACACGATGGGCAAGACGGCATGCACAACGCGACCTTTCATGTATTCTCGCGCACCGTACACGGCGAGATCTTGCTTGAACTGATCGACCGCCGCCTGCTTCTCGGGTGTGTCGATGTAGCCCGTCATGTCGTCGAACTCGAAATTCATCAACACCCATTCGCTGACGTTGATATTCGCGTTGAATACCTCGTCGTGCGTAGGGCCAACGCCGCCGTTTTCCGCCATCACCAGTTGATGCAACGCAGTTCCGTCGACGACGCCGGGATACACGCCGATATCGGCACCGCGCGCCTTAAACGCGTTCTGTAGCGCATCGATAGTTGCTTGCGTGCTCGACACGGCTCCACCGCCCGTCGTCGACGCAGCTGCAGCCATCACACGAGCGGAACGCGCCGCGACGATCGGTGCCCCTGAATACGTCAACTTGATCGCTGGACTGGACGCTGTCGGCCCGTCGTTTCCGCCCCCACATGCTACCAGCGTCGCCGCCACCACTATCGCAATGATCGTTTTCTTCATTTTGATCCCAGGTTCTTATTGATATACCATGCCCCGCGGACGAAATATTACACAACAATTACGAAACTCTTCCGCAGACATAGACGAGCAACGCGCGCAGCCAATCGATCAGAACAGCCCGACTGGCTGCGCCGCATCGTCCCAACTGAAAATGATCAGCTCGCGGCGCTCGACGCCCTTCCCGCCGCCTATCGTGTACTGAATCGGCACGCTCTCGATATGGAAACCGGCGAACACGCGCCGGATCTCCGGATGGTCGTTGAGGCTGACGATCGCGCGCCCCTTGATCGACCGCAGCCGCTCGGCCATCTTCTCGTACTCCGTGAAAGGGAATGCGACGCCGTACCCTTCAGTCTCGAAGTACGGCGGATCAAGGTAGAACAGCGTGTGCGGCCGATCGTAACGATCGATGCAGGTCGCCCAATCGAGCCGCTCGATGTACGCATTCGCGAGACGAATGTGCGCCGCCGATAGCTCTTCTTCGATGCGCAGCAGGTTCAGGCCCGGCACCGTAGTCGTCGCCGTTCCGAACGTCTGCCCTTCAAGCTTCCCGCCAAAGCAACTTTTTTGCAGGTAGTAGAAGCGTGCCGCACGCTGGATGTCGGTGAGGGTTTCCGGGACCGTATGCTTCAGCCACTCGAACACCTGCCGGCTCGTCAGCGCCCATTTGAACTGACGCACGAACTCTTCGAGATGGTGCTGAACGACGCGATACAGGTTCACCAGCTCGCCGTTGATATCGTTGATCACCTCGACCCTGGCTGGCGGTCGCATGAAGTACAGCGCCGCCCCGCCCGCGAACACCTCGACGTAACAGTCGTGCTTCGGAAAGCGCGGGATGATGTGGTCAGCGAGTCGACGCTTGCCGCCGATCCAGGGAATAATGGGATTTGCCATTGTGAAAGCCGTTTTTAAACTTGATGTAGAATCCGGCCCGCCTACGTAGGCAAGCAGGGCCTTGGCCGATTCACTGGCACGGACAGTGGAAAGGCGACCGGCATGCGTGTTCCCGCACGCACGCCGGTCGCCCTGTTTCTCGTTACTTCTGTTCGCAGCCCGGAGTCTTAGGCCGGACTGCGCACACGTAGCCCTGTAGGGCCGTCAGTTTGTCGATCTCGCGCTGATCGTCGCCGGCGACGCCGAAAACGCGTTCCGCAACCGCTGCGTCGACGTCTGCATAGGCGGCGGCACCATCGCCCACGCCGGCGGCGCTGGAAGCGCCGGGCACGCCGTCGCCACCGGCTGCCGTGCAGTGTCGGACAGCGACGCGCAGCCGCTCAGTGCCAGCGGCAAGAGCAGCCCGCAGGCTGCGACTCTCTGCTTCATGCTCGTTCCTCTCCTTCGTGGTTCGTTGGTCGACGGCGGCCACCGCCGACGCGGCGGCATCGTGCGCGGCGATCGCGCGCTGCTCGGCGTCGAGCGCGGCGCGCGAGATCTTGCCCAACGCTTCGGCATGCCGCTGCGCGTCGAACGCCCGCGCGGCCTGCTCGTCGGCAAGCCGATGCGCGCCGATCAGGTGCTCGACGCAAGCGCCGGCCGCCATGCCAAGCAGCGCGGCCAACAGATACAGAGCTGCTTTCGGCATCACAGCCCCCGCTCACAAATTGCGCGTTCAGTAGCGCGGCGTTTCACGAGACCCGGCAGCACTCGACCGCCAGCAGTCACCCACTGCGGCCGACCGTTGTCCGACTCGTTGATCGCGCGACACGCGCCCCGCCAGTCGCCCGCATTGAACCGCCTCGCCGTTGTGCTGCCGCAGTAGGCGCGCGGCCCGATGTTGTAGGCGAAGCTCACCGCCGCCGCGAGCTGATATGTGCGCCCCCTCAAGCCGGGCGTGCACGTCAGGACCGGCTCCGCGTGCTCGATGAGCCGTTGCTCGAGCCGCGCGCGGCATTCATCACGCGTGAAGCGCTGGCCCGCGTACACGTCTTTCGTATCGCCGTTGCATGCCGTGACGATGCCGATTGGATCTGGCCGCGCGACAAGCACCTCACCTTCAAATGCAGGAATGATAGAAAGCAAAAGGGCCGCTGTCGCGGCCCCTACCACTCCAATCAGCGTCTTCTTCTCAGCCATCGTGATGCTCCAGTTCACGCAGGCGTGCAGCGAGCTCGATCTGCTCTCGACGATCCTTACGTCGTGCGAAGTAAAAATTCAAACCGAAAGTCGCGATCGCCGTGAGAATACCGACGATCACGCCGATATCGGTCAACGTAAGCGACGACGCGACCGACGCTATGCTTCCCGCGTAGCTCACGGCTTCCGTAGGACTAGCTCGCATCCACTCCTCGCAGAAATGAAAAAGCCGCCCAAAGGCGGCGTATTAGATGATCCCGGTTCCGTCCAACACCATGAATCGATAGTGCCAACATTCGCGAAACGTTGCGACATTGGGATGTCGGCCGCCGTTGTATAGCAGCGTCCCCCAAGATACGTTGCCGCCGCTCACCCGTACGGCGCTTATCTCAAGGATGTCCCACAGCCGCTGATTGCTGTTCGACGACCCCCAAATAAAATGCGCGGGCCACATTCCCGAAATCAACACCGGACGATCATACAATCGCTGCTGCCATTGAGGACTGGGAGCACCCTCCACCGTCCAGCCCGTTCCATTCATGTAGACATCCTGAACCACGTCGAGCACACGGTAAAACGGCGTCAACGCATCTGCAATCAATTGACTGCGCTCGTTGAACACCTGCAGCCCGAATCCATGATCCACCGGCGGGACGTTGGAAAACACAAAGAAGCGCACGGTAGCCTGCGTTTCGGTAATAAGGCGCACCGTGTAGGTCCGCCCGTCGTTGCTATAGGAGTCCCAAATCGATATCCCCACTCCCGGATCAGTGGAGAACGCATATAGCGGAACTTCAGCAGAGAACGTGAACGAGCACACCCAAAATTGCCCTTCGTAGGGAATATTCTTGTCGTTCCTGACCGTCTCAATACGAATCAGTTGCGATATCGCCACCATCGACTGAACGAGTTGATAGTTCGGCGTCGAACCGTCGATCTGAAACAGCCCCCCTTCTGTAAAGGCTTGAAATCTTCCATCCATCAGAAAACCCCGTAGACAAGCCAGCCCGGCACCGGCGTTCGATTGCTGCTATTACCGTCGCGGCTGAACCACCATCGCACCCCACCCGCATTGATTTCCACGTTGGGCACCGGGGCGTTCATCGAAATGTGCCGGAACAACCAATCGGGCATGAATGCCCAGAACGGTTCCCCGCGCGAGAGATCTGCCGCCGCGCTGCCGTCCATGCCCTCTTGAATACGCTGCATTCCAACGATCCGGCCACAGCGTGTCGTTCCGTCGAGCATGAGGCGCGCCGCTCCGTCCCAAATCCATAATCCCGCATCCATGCTCACCACATCCCCATTCGCACGCGAAGCACGCCGTTGCCGTCGTACACCCGCACTCCGTTTCCGTCGATAACCGTCCGAATGCCGCTTCCGTTCACGGAGTTGATTTCCATCCAACCGGACTTGTCCCACCGCCAACCCTGCCGCCCCGCGATGTAGTTGTCGGACTGGATATAGTTGCCGATCATCGCGTTCGTGATCCAGCCCGCACCGATCAGCGCCTGCCGCAAAAACACTTGCCCGCCTTGCACAACGAACGGCGCGCCGATCACGCCTGCACCGCCCTCGTCGATCACTGCGAATCGCTTCGCAGACACAAGCACCTGCGATTCGACGATGCCGTTGTCGTTGTCCATGCCCACGCCGATCGATGCCATGTACTTGCGTCCGTCGACGGTCGTCTGCACCTTGATCTGATACGACGCCGCGACGCGTCCGTTCAGATCGGCGTAGGACTGCGCCACGGTTTGTACAGCGGCCGCGTTGTCGTTCACCTTCGCCTGTACAGTCGTGATGTCCTGCGCCATCGCACGATCAGCTTCGACACGCGCAATCGTCTCCTTCTGCACCGCGGCGTTCAGCAGATTCGAGCCCGAGTGCAACTGGGCCGCGACTGTTTCGACTTTCTTCGCGACCGCCATATCGCCCTCGGCGATCGCCGCCTGCAGCGACCACACGCCAGCATTGAGCCTTTCGTCGCCCGCGTAGATCGTTGCGTCGCCGGCCATCGGCGGGGTGATTAGGTCGATCGGCGCGCGCAGCTCCGTGCCAAGCGCCGACTTCCCGATCTGGCCGGCGAAATACTTCTCGTAGTCGCTTTGATCCGTGCTCGGCTGCCCCTGCACGCCCGGCCCCTTCGCCGGGAACCACGGCCCGACGTTGCCGGACGTGTCGACCAGGCGCGCCCAGAAATAAAACACCTGCCCGACCGCGAGCCCCTGATACGACGTCGACGCCTGCGGATACGCGAAGTCGGAGAACTTGGTCGCGTCGTCGCGATTCGGCGTGCGGCTGTACCAGATCTCCGTTCGCTGCGTGTCGCCAGCGGATCCGTCACCCGGAAACGCCCATTTCAGATCGATCCCGTACACGATGCCCGCCGCAGTCAGCGACACGACCGACGGCGGCGGAGTGGTTTTCCCGGTCAGTTGCGTATCGACGCCGTACGCCGGAATCGACGTCACGCCGAGCGCGTTCTCGGCGCGCACCCGCGCGAGGTACTTGCCCTGATAGATTCCCGGCACCTCGACCTGCAGGCCGCCTGTCGACGGCACCTTCACCCACTCGCCGTTATCCTTCCGCCATTCGACGACGTAGCTTGTCGCGTGGTTCGCTGCATCCCACGCGATCACCATCGTTGTTTTCGAAATACCCTGATCGACCACCGAGTATGTCGAGAGGCGGACGTTCGACGGCGGCGGCTGCACCGATGGCGGAACGATCGTGATCGGCCGTTGCTGAATCTGTGCGCCGTCGTCGATCGCCGCGTACTTCCCCGGCTCGTACTGCGTCGCGTTGATCGTGTAGACGATCTGGCCGTCGTCGTCGCTTTCCTGCACGCTCACCACGCGATACTGCTGCGCCGCGAGCTCGCGGCTTTCGATCATCCACACAGCGCCCGCCACCGGATCGGCGTCGAAGCGCTCGGCGAGCGTGACCGTGTCGCCGTCGACCGACTTGACTGCGCGCGCCTGGGCAATACCCGACGGCAGAATCGCCGTGAAGCGATCGCCGGCGGCGATTGTCGGCGCCTTGTCGAGCGTGATCCTTTCGCCAGCCGCTGCGCGGATGCGCCCGCCGATCCGGCGGCCGGCCTTCTTTGGGTCGGCAACGGCGATCACCTGTCCCGGCGCACAAAGCGTCCCGTCGAGCCCGACCTGAAACGACACCGTCCCGGTCTCGTACCGCGACGTCAGCAGCAGCCAGCGCCCGAGCCGGTGCGCCTGCGCCTGCGACGTGCAGCCGAACGCCGTGACCTCCGTCTTGATGACGCCATATCGCGCGATCCCGTCGTCGTCCTGCACGGGCTCGACAGCTTGCTTGTACTGGTTCGTCGGATCGTTGTAGCTGACGAGCGCGACCGTGTAACGCGTCTTGCGTTCGCTGCCGACGTACTTGAATGAACCACCGACGACATTCGCGGCCGTGTACAGGTAGACCGGATCGGACGGCATATCGGCCGACGCGACCACCGACCCGGCGCCCCAGTACGAAATGCCGCGAAAGACGCTCGCGAGATCCTGTACCACCTTGAATGCGTCCGCGCGCGTCTGAAGCACGCAGTTGCAGGTGAAGCGCGGCTCCTTGCCGCCCTTCCCGTCGGACACGAGTTCGTCGCAGTAACGCGCGATTGCGTACAGCGCCCACTTATCGACCATCGAAGCATCGACACGGTCACCCAATCCGTTGAGCTTGTCGAGAAGTAAGCCGTAGTAGACCCACGCCGGATTGTTCGTCCATGCTGCCTTGAACGTACCGTCCCATGTACCCGAGTACGTACGCGTCTCCGGGTCGTAGTTTGTCGGGACTCGGAAGATCATCCCTCGCACGTGATACGAACGCACTGGCACGCTCGAGAACGAACGTGCGTCGAACGTCATACCGACAAGCGCCGTCATCGGATAGCGGAGCTTCCGATCGATGATCTCGGTAATCGCCTCGATGTTGATCGCGTCGGCGATCGTCGCCGTGTGCGCGTTCGGCGTGATGCGGCGCACGCGGATCAACCAACCATTTTTTGCGCGCGGCAGCTCGATCCGATGCGAGCGCTCATAGAGCGACGTCGTCTTGCCGTCGAACGCACCGGCCAGCACCTGCGCATACGACCCGCCGTCGACCGACAAGTCGATCGCATAGTCGACGCGATAGCCCGTGATATTGCCGTTCGACGTGTCCTGACGCTGTAGCGCCGGCACACCGAAGCGCACGCGCACCGCAGTCAGTTGCGTATTCTGGATTTGGCGCACCCACGGCGCGTCGGACGTCAGCGGCACGCCGACGCCGGCCTCACGCTCGACGGCCGGAAAACCCGAGATGTAGTCCTGATCCTGCGTGCCGGTTCGCGCGTCGACGGTGTAGTTCTGGAAATTCAGCGAGCCGTCCGCGTTCTGGATCGGCGTGCCGTCGAGATAGACCGACTGCAGGCCATTCACCAGCCCCACGATGGGCCCCGCCGAGATCACGTCGAGCACCTTCGCGCGCGCAATCGAATGCAGGCTGTCAGGCGATTCGCTGCTGCCACCACCGCCGCCGCCGCCCTTCGCGCCGTAGATCCGCTTCAGCCCCCCTTCAGCATGAAGCCTTTTCAAACCTGATCCTCCGCATAGATCCCGGAACTGACCACCTTCGAGCCGACGATCATTTCCCCAATAACGAGCGGCACCGGCTCACCCTGTGCGGCGCTGTTCACGGGTCCGTTGAAGTAGTACGACGTGCCGTTGTTGGCCGCGCCCGCGAGGCCGGCCTGCTGCGGGCTGAGCATCTGCACGATGCCGCCCAGCGCCATCGACGCCCCGAGCCCCATCAGCGACGTGCCCCACGGCTGCGCGAAACCGAACGTCGCGACCGCGCCAACCGCGGCGAGTGCGGCGCCGAGAATCGTATTGAAGAGCCCGCCGCGCTTGCTGCCGACGATCACCGGCGCAATGCGGATCTCGTCGCGCCCGACCGGGTGCTCAAGCTCGTCCTCGTCGAGATTGCGCGTGCCGTTGAACACGGCGAACGTCAGGCCGGCGTCGCGCGACGAAGTCAGGAACGCCCGGAAGCCGGGAATCAGCACCGACAACGCCCGCACCGCCTCCGCGGTCGACGAGACGGCAAGGCGGTGAATGCGTCCGAAACGCACGCCGAGCGTGCCGTACAGCCTTATCGTGCGAAGCGTCTCGCTCACTTTCTGTCTCCCACGTAGCGCAGCACCGTCGTACAACAGTCGGCCCACATCCCGCCCCACACCGCGCGCGCCGACAAACGGCCGTGCATGTGATGCAGGAACTGTCCGTCGCCCAGATACACGCCCGCGTGATTCGGCACGCCGTTCTTGCTGCGGATCTGCATCAGCAACACGTCGCCGACCTGCAACGTCACGTCGCGGCCGACGTCGAGAAAGCCTGCGTCCTGATAGTGGTTGAGGTAGAGGTTCGACCGACCGTCGTTCCACCACTCGTCCTCGCGCTCGAAGTCGGGTAGCGAAATGCCGCGCTCGGCGAGATACCAGTCGCGCACGATCGCGTAGCAGTCGTGCACGCCATGTACGAACTGGCGGCCGATCAGCCGCGCGACGTAGCCGGCCGGCTTGAACTCGCACCAGTCGTCGACGCCGATCGATCCGTCGGCCTGCACGCCGAGCGACACGATCACCCACTTCGCGATGCCGCTGCGCTCGCACATCGCGCGATCCGCTTCGCTCGGCTGCGCCAACGCCCCCGGATGCGAATGCACGAGAGCGACGATCTCGCCAGCATCTTCCGCGGCGGCGTAGTCCTCGGATGCGAGCGCGAATTGGTCCGTCGGCGCGCCTGCGAGGTTTCGGCAGGGCACGTACGTCTCGCCGATCGCCGTCTTCACGACCAACCCGCAGCACTCGCGCGGATACTCTGCGATCGCGTGCGCCTCGATCGCCTTTTTGATTTGTTCGTCCATAAAAAAACCCGCCGTGTGGCGGGTCCTCATATCGAAATTGGTTCGTGCGTCAGGCCATCGTGTCGCACAGGAAGCCACCAAGCGGCAGCGGGTTATTCACGCCAAATCGACGTTCGCAACCGCTGATCTTCTTGCTGCATCGATCGAGCGCCGGGTCGCTCACCGGGTTGTCGTCCTTGTCGAAGCAAGCCGCGCCGGTATAGCCGCACTCGGGACCGCGATAGTCCGATTGGCAGATCGAGATGATTTGCCGCTTCGGCAGTTGCTGGCCACCGAAGTCGAGCGGCGACGAGAGCGTGAATTCAACGTGCAATCCCGGCTGCTCGTCGCTCTTTTGCTCGATCCGCCACTGCTGCGGCGGCATTTCCTCGTGCGGGTCCGCCGTCGGATTGCCGGCCGGAAAGTTCACGGCGTCGAGGTAGCGTGCGAGCGTTCGGCGCCGGAACACTTTCGCGCCGACGAGATCGCCAAGCGCAACGCACAGCGCCGAAATCGTTCCGTTGATGTCCCCCACCCGCAGCGTCGGCGATGGCTGCTGCGCGTCGGATGTCTGCTCGAAGCCCGCAGCCTGAATCGGCCATGGCCGGTACTCGTGCCCCTGCCACACGATTGGCGTTGACTGAAGATGCCCGTGAAAGCGCAACACGTCGGCACCAATTTCCGTGCAGTCGACTTCGAAGAGCTCGATCAGACGGCCCGGCTCGAGCTGTTGGACGTCTGCCGATATGCTCACTTCGTCGCCTCCAGTTTCGCAATTCGCGCGAGCGCATCCTGTAACGCCGCATCCGTCTCAAGCAATCCGGCCAACAGCACGCCGACGGCATTCGTATACCGGAAGGTCAGCGACGGCCGCCCCTTCGGTGGCCCGCTCTCGCCGAAAATCTCCTTGCCGCTCTCGTCGTACTGACGCACGATGAAATCGCCGTCCTCATCGATCTCCGGCCCCTCGCCGAGCAGTTCCGGGAAATCCCACCACTCGTTCGCGATGACGCCAGCCTGCCGCCCCGCTTCCGGATTGTTCTTTTGCAGATACGTCACGCCCCGCTTACCGCGCAGCCGCGCCATCACTTTTTCGAGCGTCCTGATGTCGGACTTGAAAGCGCGATCCGACGCCTGGTTAAAATTCGACGCAGACAACACGCCGAACGAGGTCGCGTTGTAGTTGATGCACTGCAATTCGGCAACCGCCGTATTACTCGAAACCCTGAGTTGCACGCCGACGGTATTGTTCTGCCCCGAGAACCCGAGGCAGCTCAAGCCGCCCAACCCATTCAGATGCAAGTTCGCTTGGGTGTGTAGCCCCGTAGGGGTCGTTGCGATTTCCTGCGCCTGCGTAAACGTCTTCTTCGTCCCGACGTACTGCGGTGTGTCAAGCGTCATCGGTTGTGCAAGGTTGCCGCTGTGCCAGAGATAGCCGAGGTATTTGCCGTCGACCGTCGCCCCGAGCTGGCCAGCCGTCTTCTTCCCCCAGTCGAATCGAAGAGCGTTCCCCTTGTCGCACACTGCGACTACCTCGTCGTTGACACGAAACGTATGGTCGCTGAGTAGGTATTGGTACGATCCTCCGGCGTCTAAAGACCACCACCCCACCGACCCGCTATTTCCGTAGAAATAGCCGGGCATCTTGCCAAGCACAAGGTGGCCTTCGTCGCTTTGAACCGCCGCAGACAGATCGCCGCCCACCGTCAGCTTGCCGCCGACAACCTCGTCCCACATCATTCGACCGCGCTCGGCGACGTGCCAGATCTTCACACCGTCAGACACGTACTTCGCCCAGTCGCCGGTATTCAGCACGGTCAACTGAGACAGATCACCCGCCTGCAACTTGATCGATACCTTCTCCTGTACGTTGAACAGGTGAATGCAGGAATTCGGCCGCACCGACGACGCGGGCGGGAGCCCGACTTCCTTTCCCGGCTCGGCCATCCAAATCCCGAACCGCTTTCCGATATCGTCCGGCGTCAGGTTCGTACTATCGTTGAGATACCTGAGATCGAGCGGAGTCGAACGTTCAACTACACCGAAATTCTCGTTCGTCTTGATGTGCGCGACGCGGTTGTTGTCGCCGCCACTTCCGCTGGGTGGCTCGCCCAGGACGATTTTTTGAAGTACCGACATCTGAACTCCTACACAGAGAATGTCTCTTCGAACTGCGCCGTCATCGTGTAGACGGCGCCATTCTTGATCGGCTCGGAATACTTTTCGCAGACGAAGAGTCCGCGGGCGCGAAGCGGCGGCGTCCAGTAGAACGACTCCGCGCCCGCATGCCGGTCGAGGAAATCGATGATCGCGGCAACCTTCGCCGCGTTACCGACAAACCGCAGATTGAATGTCGATTCGCGATTGTTCAGGCCGTCTGCGGCCCGCTGGGTGTAGCCGTCGCCGAACTGGGCTTTGCGCACACGCAGCGTCGTATCGCCGCCGTGCCCTTGTACCGTCGACGGCCATTCAAATGTGTCTTTCATCCTGCAATCCAGTTTTGCGCTCTCCACAAGGTTCCGCCCTGCCGGAGTTCACGTTGTATGAGCTCGCGTATCATCTGTTCCAGCATCTTTCGGAACTCCCCAACCGCGATCAGGCTCGCGGGGTTCGACGATCCGCCCTCGATCGAAACTGGCGCGCTGACCGAGATCCCGCCGTTGCGCGCCGGCGAATCCCCTCCTCCCGCGCTCCCGCCAACGAGCCCACCCGCGGCGAATCGCGCGAAGCCGGATCGCCCCCCTGCGTTCAATCGCTCAAGGTGTGCGCGCACGCCCGGCTGCGACACCACTGCGGCGCGGACCACGAATTCGCCGTTCGAAAGCTGCGCCGGGATGCTGTCGCTCGTGGACGTGCCCGGTCCCCACACCGCCCCGCCCGTCGCGAGATGAAAGCCATAGGCATTCGAGCCGACAGCCGCGCTTGCCGCACCACCGAGCGCGCCGACGGCATCGGAGACACCGCCGAAACCCAAAGCGGAGCCGATCGCTCCGAACACCTGAGACATCGCCGCGCGCGCCGAAAACCGCGCGAGGTCGGCGATCATGCTATCGATCAGTCCGCGGAAATTGAGCTTGCCCGACGCCGCGAACGACACGAGTGCATCCTCGGCATTGCGGAACGAACTCGTCAGCGCCTCCTCGGCCATCTGCGCTGCGTTCTGCGCGGATTCCTGATAGACCGCTATCGCCCGCCTCACGCCGACGCGCCAGTCGGCCTGCAATGCGAGCCGCTGCTCGAGATAGCCGCGCTCGCGCGCGACCTGCTCCGCCTCGGCTGTGTTGATGCGCTCGATCTCGGCGATGTACTCGGGCGAGCCAAGCGTGCCGTCCTTTCGCGCGCCCTTCGTCAGTTCGTCCCGCCGACGGCGAAACTCGTCGCTCACGCGATTGATGGCTTGATTCAGCTCGCGCGCGTTGTCACCCATCGACATCGCCCCGAGTTCGCGCTGCACGTCACGCTGACGCTCGGCCGCGTAGTCGCCGAGCTCCGCGTCGATCTGCGCGCTGCGCTCCTTCAGCTTGTTGATCGCGTCGCGATAGCGCACCTCCTTTTCCAGCTGCGACGCTTGCTCATACATCCCGCGAATCGCCTGCTGATCGCGAAGCAGGCTCTTGTCGTCGTCCGACAGCTTCTTGCGCTTGCTGCGCAGATCCGTCACCTTTTGATCGAACGCGAGGAGATCCTTTTGCGACTGCGTCAGCTTGTCGGTTGCGACCGCCTCGACGCGCAGTTGCGCGATCCGCTGCCGGATGTTGTCGAGCATGCGCTCGCTTTCCAGCGAATGAACACCGCCACCCTTCGCCGCGCGAGCCGCTACCGCGTTGGTCGACACGCGTGCTGTCTGTGCAGCGGCAGAGGCGACCGTCTCGTCGAAGGCTTGCTTTCCGCGCGCGGCGGCCGCGGCGCGAGCTGCGTCAGCATTGAAGCCGAATTTCTCGAACTTCTTGCTCGACAGATCGGCTTGGAACTCCTCAAGCGCCTTCGCGACCACCATCTGCTGATTCATCAGCGCGAGCTCGCGCGTCAGATTGTCGATGTTGGTTCGCGCCCCCGCTGCGGCTTTCGCATCCTTGTCGGCAATCGCTTTTTCGAGCGACTTGTATGCGTCCGCTCGTCCGGCGACGAGGCCGGCCATGCGGGCCTGCGCATCATTCGCGCCCTTCGTCCGCGCTTCGTACTCGGCCTTCTGGCGGGCCGTCATACCGATGACGTCGGATTCTTCCCTGAGCTTGTGGACATATTTCTCCCACGCCTCCGATGCCATTCCGCCGGCGAAGAAGTTGTTCGCGTCAGAAAGCAGCCGAACGCCCTCGGCGGCTCCCCTTGCCGCAGCATCCATTGCAGCGAGTGCCTGTGCGCCTTTCTGCGAAGCGAGGCCCGCCGTGTCGATCGCGCCTGCGGCGCGCACCAGTTCCTCGCGCAGCGCTTCGCCGCCGCTCGTCGCCGACACGAAGCGGTCAATCAGTCGCCCGATCTCGCGCGATTTCTCGTCGACGCCGAGGTTCGACGTCTTGAGGCGATCCAGGCCGGCGAGGAATCGATCGAGCGCTGCCTGATCGGCATCCGAGACCACCGACGGCGCATCGCCAAACGTCGGCACCATGACACTTTGCGCCGCCCGCGTCGCCAAACTCCGATATGCCGACTGCGCGTCATCGGCCGCCCGCGACGCCTCTTGCTTCGTGCGCAGCCGCTCAGATTCCTGTAACAGCGGCGTCAGTTGCCGATATTTGTCGATGATCTGATCGAGCGGCGCCTGCATGTCGATCAGACTCGACGTCGCGCTGCTCGCGTTGTCGCGAAACAGCAGCCAGTTCGCGGCAGCCCCAAGCGCCACCGTGCCCACGGTCGCCAAAATCCCCGGTAAGCCGCCAACCGCCGCCAGCAAGCCGGAACCAACCGAGCGCATCATCGTGCCCGTACGCGCGAGCGCCGTCTGCGCCGTCGCCGCGCTTTCGGTCGCCGTCTTCAGACCCGCCGCGGTCGCGGTCGCCGCGCGTTCCGCTCGCTCACGAGCCTGCGTGGCAAGCGCGACATCACGCTCGGCTTGCGCAAGGCCGCGGTCCGTCTCGGCCAGCGACGCCGTATAACGCGCTTTGTCGATCGTGCCTTGCTTCGCTGCCGCCTCAAGCGCCGTACGCCGCTGCTGCGCGAGCGCGAGCGACGCTTCGGCGCGCTCGAGCTCCTGCTGTGCGGCTGCCGTCTCGCGAGCGATGATCGCCGCGTAGGGCGTGCCCGTGATGCGCGCGCCGATTTCCTGACTGCCGGCGACGTTGGCGCGCGCCGTTGCGACGTGAGCTTGCGCCGTCGCCTCGACCGCCCGCGCTTCGGCAAGCTTCGCTTCCGTGTACTTGATCGAGCCAGCCGTCAACGCCGACTGCATCGCAAGGCTTTCGCGCATCGCTCGCATGCCCGCGAGCTCGGCCTGCGCTGAAGCCTCCGCCGCTTGCGCGTTCTGAAGCTTCGCCGCCGCGGCAGCGCGATCGCCCTGCGCTTTGGCGAGCGCTGCCTGCGCCGCCTCGTGTTGCTTGATCGTCTCCTCGACGAGCGCTCGCTGGGCGCCGACCCACGCTGTCGCCGCCTGCGTCGCCGCGACTGCGGATTGCCCAAAGTACACGGCAATCCGCCCGGCCGCGAGCGACACGCCGAGTTTCACGATGCCGTCGAGGTGCTCTGCGACGTACGTGATCCCCTGCGCGAGCTTTTGGCTCGCGCCGGTCGCGTCGTTCGCCTTCCCGACGTACGCGACGATCTCCGTTTGCAGGCGCGTCATCGCCTGCCCGACGGTCACATTGACCTTGCCGAACAGATCGTTCGTGCTCGCCCCGGCACGCGTCAGCGCGTCGATCAAATTTTCGACCGTAAGCTTGCCGTCTTCCGCCAGCGACTTGAGCTGAGCTGTGCTCGTGCCCATGCCCCGCGCGATCGCATCAGCGACGCCCGGCAGTTCCTCGAGCACGCTCTTCAGATCCTGCCCGCGCAACTGGCCGGCCGCGAACGCCTGCCCGAGCTGCACGATGCCGAGCCGGGCCGTGTCAGCCGACACGCCGGACAGCGCCACCGCTTTACTGATCGTCTCGACGAGCGGCCCGACCTGCTTGATGGTCAGACCGAGATGCGACGTGTTGTTCGCGATCCGCTGATATAGCTCAGCCGTCGCATCGAGCGGTTGACGTGTGTCGCGCGCGATGCGCAGCACGTCGTTCTGCGCAATCGCAAAATCGATCTGGTCACGCGTGACGATCCGAAGGCGATTGCTCAGGTTCGTCCATTCGTCGGCGTACTCGATCAACTGATGCACGCCGAACGCCGCCGCAGCGGCCTGTGCGTACTCGCGGATCGAACCGCGCGCCGCGTCGAGCGCGCGCACCGTGACCTGCACGCTCGCGGCGTTCGAGGCAAACGCCGCATCCGCAGTGCGCCCGCCGTCGCGCACCGCATTGAAATACGAGCCGGCCGTCGACGAGAGACCGCGCATGCGGCGGTCGTATTCGGTCGTATTCGCCGTAACGCTGACGATCAGCTCGCGAAGGCTTGTTGCCATAGTGCTTTCTCGCCTACTTCGCCATGCGCATCAGGGCGGCTTGAAACGGATCGCCGCCCCCTTCCTCTCCCTCCGCCGTCGCGGGCTCGCCGGACCATCTTGGCATCATGTCCGACACCTTGACCTTTGCGCCCTGCGACTGAAACGCCGCCGCCGCGATCATCGCCGCATGCAGATCCGCACGATCATCTGCAACCGGCGATTCCGCGTCGTACCCGATCCAGAGACTCAGCTCGGCGGATGACATCTGCTCGCACAGCTCGGCCAACGTCTTGCCGAGCCGCAGCGCGAGCGACATCAGGAAGCGGAGGCCTGGGGTTCGGCAGAAGGCTTTTTTGCGTCTTCGACCGGGTCGACGTCGAGCTTGCCGAATTCGAGCGCCTTCACGACGATGCGGTTGTGCACGGGACCGAACGCAGCCGCGACCGCGGTCGCATCGTCGTCCGAGAATAGCCGCCGCCAACCATCCGGCGTTTCACCGAACACGACACGAACGAACAGCCGCGCATTCGCCTGCATGTGCGCGTCGTCGCTCGCGCGCGTGAACTTCTCGCGAACCGCCGTTTCGTCGTCGCCCTCCGTTACCCCGGCGATGTCCCGAAGCGCTTCGATCCAGAACATGCGGTCGCCGACCGTCGGCTCGCGCACTGCGATCTTTTCGCCATTCCATGCCGGTACGTTCATCAATTCGTACCGCCAACCGGTCAGCGGGTTCAGCACCGCTGCACGCAGGCTCGTCACGCCTTGGTTTTCGCTTTCCATGCTCATCTCCTATCAGCGCTCCGGAATTACGCCACCGGCGGCGGTACAAGCTTCGGTGCACCGCTCACGCGCACGCTGTACGTCGCCGAGATCAGTCCATTGACCGACGCCGCCCACGTGTACTGACGCACCATGCCGGCAAACAGAAACTGCGATTTGTCGGCGAACGTGACACGGAACACGTGCTTTTCGCCCGTCGCGCGTGCGGCACGCAGAATGTTCTGCCCTTCGTCGTTCGATTGGTAATTGCCGTCGACCGAGAACTCGCCCGGATCGGGCAAGCCGAGCTCCGATTCCTTTTCGTCGCTCGCGAACGTCGTCGCGTCGATTTCTTCCGACTGCCCGCCCTGCCACTGAATCTGTTTGCCCGTCGTACTAAGATCGACGAACACCAGATCGGCCGCGTCGAGATCGGTCGACGCAACTTTCGACACCTCGACCTTGGTTCCCTGCGCCTTGGTGCGCTTGCTCTTCTCTGCTGCCATATACCCCTCACAAAAGAAAAAGCCCGCACGCGGCGGGCCAAATGAATTGTCGTGGTGCCGGTCAAAACTCGACCGATAGTTCCAAGCTGATACGGAATAGTCCCGTGTCCTCCGAATAGTCGTCCGGCAACTCGTCGACACCTCCGACCGAGAACCGATCCTGAACCGACATCGCACGATCGACTGCCAAGTCGGCGAGCCGATCGGCGTCGGTGAACGTCGGCGCGTAGCAGTCGATCTGATAGGAACCGGAACGGCCGCCAGTCAGCCCGGCGAGCGCCATGTCGAGCGCGCCATGTACGCGCGTCACGACGAAATACGGCGCCGGCGCCTTCTCCGGTGCGACGCCGAGATACCCCTTCGCACCACCTATGCCCTGCAAGGCGTCACGGATTACGATCACGCTCACCGCCGCCCTCCGAGCGCTTGATCGATCGCGCGCGCCAACTCGGTGCGAATCGCCCCTTCAGCCTCGCCAATCGACGCATCGAACGCCGGTCGCATAAACGGCTGCGCCTTCATGTGCTGTGTGCCGAACTCGTCAAAGCGCCAATAGAACGCGTTGTTTGGCGAATCGGCCTTGCCCTTCGTCCGGACGCGTACGCCTGCTGTCGCCAAGCCCGGAGCGTCTTTCTGCCGAAGTGCTGCTGAGACGATATTGCGGCGCAGCTTCCCGGTTTTCTTCGGTGCGCGCTTACGCGCCTCATCGCGTATCACCTTCGCACCGGCCACCGTCGCGCGCCGAAGCGCCTTCGTCGACTGCGATTTCGCCAGCCTTTCGAAATCCGCAAGCAGGTCGGCGAGCCCGACGATCTGAATGCTAGACATACTTTTCTCCCACCTTCACCGACAGGTCAAGGTATCCGCGCGTGCGCGCGGGCAGCACGGCGGTGATGTCGTACAGCCGGCCGCCATACCGCACGCGCATCTGCTCGTCGATGCCGGCTCGATAACGAATGCGCATGCTGGCGACTGTGGAGCCTCGCACCGCCCCCGACACGACGTGTTCCTTGCCGTTCACGAACAGCACGTCGGCCCACGGCCGCGCGTGCACGACCCACGAGTTCGGCAAGGCTTCGCCGTTCTCGTTTTCTTCGCCGCTCGGCCGCTCGATGACGATGCGCTCTTTGAGTTTTCCGGCTTTCATCAGAACCTCGGCGGAACGGTGATCGAATCGAGCAGCAGATCGGCATAACCGTCCGGCAGCTGTGCGATGGTCTGACCTTCGGAGAACAGCTCCCGATGGTCGTACGCCCATGCCGCCGCGAGCAACAACCATGCGCGCACCGACGGGTGTTTGTCGATGTCGATCCCGGCCTGATACGTGAGCGTCACGGCCTGCGCCGACGGCCAGTGGCCGGTGCCGAGCGGTGCGCACAGCGATTCGCGCCCAAGTTGCACGAGCTCATACGCCCGTGGATCCAGAATCGACGTCATGCCGGCAGCGTCGCGCGTTTCGATGCGCTCGATACACAGCAACTGCCCGATCGACAGCGGAAAATCCTGCCCCGGGAAACCCGCTAGCCGCTCGACGTAGCGCGCCTTGCGAATCGCCGCGCCCGACTTTCGCTCGGCCGCATGACGAGCGCCCGGAATCACCACGCGCTCGACGAACGCGCGCTCGTCATCATCGTCGATTCGGCACTGAATGGCGACGTCCTCGAAGGTCAGCGGCTCCGCGTCGTCCAGATAGTCGACGAGAACAGCGCCCATAGCGGCTTACCCCTTCGTCGCCGTCGGCTTGGACGTGTCAGCCTTTGTTGGCGCTTTCATTTCCTTCGCTTCTGGCTCATGCGCACGTGCAATCTGCGCCTCGACGAGCCGGTCCGCATGCGCATCCTCGAACCCCGCGACATCACCCGGCGTGTACTGCGCGTAATGCCGCTGAAACTTGACCACTTTCATGTTCTTCTCCGAAGTGCGGCCCGCCGATATACCGGACAAGCCGCACGGTTGCAGATGCGCTTACGCGCCCCAGGTGACGCCCGCCAGCACCGAAATCGACTCGACGTGGCGCGGGCCGAAGTCGTTCTTCGCGATCACGCGAATCAGCGTCTGATCCCGCTGGAACGCGCTGATCACGTTGCCGTCGGCATCCTTGTAGGTCGCCTCCTTGCTGTAGTCGATTTCCAGCGTCTCGGCCTCGCCGATGAACACGTCGCCGAAGTCGGTGAAGTAGATCTCCGACTCGTTGCCACCGGCGCCGAGGTTGATCGGCACCTGCGTCGTCTTGCCGACCGGATAGCCCTTGAGCAGGCCGTTGGCGAGCTCCGGATAGACCTTGTTGCCATTGCCGTCACGCAGGCCTTCGAGGAAGCGAAACGTACGCGGCGCCATGATCCAGCCCGGCTGCGTCAGATTGGCGTCGGCGTTCTCCAGCGCCAGAATCACCTTGCCGAGATCCGTTTCGATCTTTTGCAGCGTCGATGCGTCGCTCGCCGGCAGAACATTGCCCGGAAGCGCCCAGAAACGCAGACCCTTCGGGGTATTCGCCGTGCCGTCGTCGCGAATGAACGCCTTGTCTTCGCGTGCGCCGATCGCCGACGTCAGGTCGCCGACCACGATCTGATCGACGTTCGGATTTACGCCCGCGTACTTGATCAGGTCGTTGGCGATCGGCACGAGCGCGGCCATCTTCTTGGCCGTCAGCTTCAGATCGTCGAACTGTTGCTGCGTGGCCGGAATATCGGTGTCTGCGCCGATATAGCCGACGATGGCGCCGCCCTTCAGGCGCGGGATGGTAATGTTGCCGTTCGGCAGCGGCAGCGTGCGCGCCCCCAGCCGGCGAACCACAGACTTCGGGCGCAGCAGCTCGATGACTTCGCTCGACAGGTTCTCCGGCACCAGCACACCGCCCGCGCCCGGCGACAACGTATTGAGCGACATCGCGACTTCCTCGCCAAAACCGCGCTCCAGCGCGATCTTCGAGGCGAGTTGCGCGTCGCCCCGTGCGGCCGCCAGCGCACGCACCATGCGGGCCATCTTCGCGCCCTTCACTTCCGGCGCCTTCGGCTGTGCCGGCACGGTGGATGCAGCCGGCGCCGCGACAGCGGCCGGCGTCGGATCGACCGGCACCGCTGCCGCTGCGGCCATCCGTTCGGCGGCTTCTGCGCGCTCGATCTGCGTGGTGAGGTCGTTGAATTTCGCGCTGAGCTGGTCGAATTCGACCTGCTGCTCGACCGACAAGGCGGCGCCGACCGCCTCAATCTGCGCCAACGCCTGCACACGCTGGTTGATGGCTGCGCGTTCGCGGCGAAGTTCATGGATGTTCACTTACCCTTCTCCTAAAAAAATGCCACCCGAAGGTGGCAGTGCTCAACTGAGACGCGAATGCGCTCGGATGTTGATCGTAAAAACCCGATTTTTTCGGTGGCTTACATCGTCGCTTGCATGTTCATCGCGGCCGCACGGGCGGAAATGCTGCGTCGCGCGCTGCCGCCCTGACGTTCGGCGCGCGACGCGCGCACTTCGGCCGCAATCCGGTTGATTGCGGCCTGGGGCGTCTCGACGCTGTCCGCCAGTCCCGCCTCGACGCCCTGCTGACCGAAGAAGATGCCCGCCTGCGTGTTCTTCACTGCCTGCGTGCTCAGGCTGCGGAAATTCGCAATGGCATCGACGAACTGCTTGTAGCTGTTCTGCACCATGCTGGTGAGGAACGCCAGCGACTGATCGCTGAGCGGCTCGTGCGGGGTGAGATCGTTCTTGTGGTCCCCGGCAAACACCGACGTCACCTTGATCCCTTGCTGCTCGTCACGTTTGGACACGTCCAGATGGTTCGCGATGACGCCAATCGACCCGACGCCGGACGTGCGACTCACGATGACCTGCGACGCCGCAGCGGCAATCAGATAGCCGCCCGAGAACGCCGAGAAGTTCACGATCGCGGTAATTGGCTTGACCAGCGACGCGGCCCGGATATCGTCGGCCAGTTCGAACGCGCCGGTGGCGCTGCCGCCATTGCTGTCGATATCGAGCACGATGTGTTCGACCGCGGGGTCGGCCACAGCCTGATTCACCGCGGCACGCAGCCCCTCGTAGCTCGTCATCGGCTCGCACGGGTTCATGTGCGCGGAGCGCGAAACCAGAATGCCCGACACCGGAATGATGTCCAGGCCGGTATCGGCGACCAGCGCACGACGACGCTCGGACGCCCGAGCCATCTGCGCGCCACGGTCGAGCTCGTCATCCTCCATGAGTTTCGGCTGTGCGCTGTTCACCGTCAGGTTGACGATGTTCAGGTTCAGCGCCTGATTGGCCCACTGCACCGCGAGCGACATCATCGGGTCGGTGACGAGCTGCGGCTGATTGAAAATCAGGCTGGCGAGTCTGAGGTGCGGTTTCAAGAAAGGATCCTCCCAATTTCGTCGAGCGCCGCTTTCGTCGGCTCGGTTTTGCCCATCGGTATCGGCTGGGGCTTGGACGCATCGACCATGTTCATCGGACTCAGGTAGATGTCGCCGCCCTTGACCGGCGGCATGTTCTCCAGCCGCCGAATGTCGTTGATCGACAGCCACCCCCACTGGCGCCCGACCGCATACGCGGCGTAGCGCGACGACTGATCGCCGCGCAAGAGCCCCGCGAGGTTGTATTCAATGAAGTACTGCTTGCGCTCCGACGGCAAGAGCAGGTCGCGCGTCTTCGCCTGTTCATGCCGTTTCACCCACGGCAGCAGCGTGTAGATCACGAACTGGAGCGACTGATGCTCGATGTTGCTGAACGTCGCCCGCTCCAGCTCGTTGACCATGTGAGCCGGGATTTTGTAGATCCGCGCGATATCGAGCGCCGACAGTCGCAATGCATCGATCAGCGCCGCGTCGACGTTGGTCATCGACAGCGGCTTGAACGTCATGCCCTCCTGCAACAGCGCGACCTTCTTCGCGTTACCGGACCCGCCGAACTTCGCGTTCCAGCCGTCGGTGATGCGATCAACGCTTGCCTGATCCTTCAAGGCAGGCGCGTCTGTCGGCCGTTCAATGACCCCCGACAGCGCCGTGCCGTTCATGAACGATTTGCCTGCGTACTGCTGGATCGCCTGTGCGTGCCCGATCGCATTCGCATGCAGCAAGACCGGAGACAGGCCCGTATACCCGTTGATCGACATCCATCGAACATGATGAACGAGCCGTTGCGGCAGCGGATCGGCGCCGGCCACGCGATACATCGGCTTCAGGTCCGGTCCCTTCATGACCGTCACGGCTTCGTTGTCGAGCGGATACAGTCCCTGAATCACGCCGTCCTGATCGCGATCGATGAAGCTGTAGCTATTGCCGCGAAGGCCCACGGCCACCTGCGACTGCTCCTGATACTCAAATGGCGTTTGCCACGGGTTCGGCTCGTACTTCAGGATCGAATACAGCGGATGATCGGTCGCCGGCTTTCGGTCGTCGCCGGAACGCTCATACAGTTCGACCGGCAACTGCGCGATGCTTTCCGCCAACAGCGTGACGCAGTTTTGCAGGACCGTCAGCGACAACGCGCTCGCGGGGGTGACGACTTGTCCAGCTTCGGACCGGGCGCTACCCAGCAGCGCCGATACCCAACCGCCCGAACCCGGCTGCGTCTGGCCGAGGTTCGACAACAACTGCCTGCTGAAAAACATCGCGCTACTCCTTCGGCTGTGTGGCGCGCGCCGCGCGCGCGGCCGCGATATCCGCCAGCAGCGCCCACAACATCAGCAATACGCCGGCGACGATCAGCCCGATCGGCACGCTGATCAGCACCACGCCTGTCACCAGCAGCGCAAACCCGGCGAGACCCGCCACCCAGGCCGCAATACCCATGAATTTCAAACGCCCACCCCTTGATCGTAGATCGACTCCGAATCGACGCGATCGGCCAGCATCGCGCGGCCCACCGCCATAATGAGCGCCACGGCGCCGTCGATTTTGTTGTCGTTGCCCTGCTTGACCGGACGTACCACGTCGTCGTTGCCGGGCAGGTTCTTGCCGATCACGTTGCTGATACACCACGTCATGATCGGATTACCGTCGTGATGGAACCGTCGTGACGTGATCGCTGCTTCGAGCTCCTTCATCGGGTCCGACATGTTCGTGTAGTTCTGCACGATCGTGACCGGCGTCAGGCCCTCGTCCGCGAGCTGGTGCGACAGGTTCGTCGCACCATGCGGATCGAGCGGCGTGCATTGAACCGGGCACCGCCGGTTGGCTTCCTTGGCTTCTTCCAGAATCTCGCGATAGTCGATCTCCGCGCCATCCGTTTCGATCAGGAAGCCGTGGTTGACCCACGCCTGATAGCGCTCGGCCATACGACGGTTTTCGGTATTGCGCACGGTGTCTTCCGGCACCCAGAATCGAGGCGCCACGCAGAAGTAATGCCGCCGCCCGTCGATATCGCGCCAGAAAAGCCGCGCCATGCTGTTCAAGTCCAGCTTGCGCGCCATGTCCAGCGCCAGCACGCAGTCCTGTCCCTCGAACTGCTCGAGCGACAACGATCGGTCCTCGCACGCCTTCCAGTCTTCGAGGTTGAAATAGCCCGCCTTCGCCGACGTCCACACGTTCAGGTGTTTCGTCTTGAACGTGTTCGTGAACCGTGCCGACTTGATCGCGCGTTGCTGCTGGCTCTCCAGATACTCCTGATAGACCGAGATGCCGATGTTCGGGTTGGCTTTCGCGAGTACGCGCGGATCGGTCCAATCGTCGTCTTCGTCGATGGTCCAGATCCACCCGAAAAGCTCGTCGTCGGGCACCGTCCCTTCGAGCATTTCGATCACCTGCCGGCGCTTGTCGTAGCACGGCCCTTCGATGTTGACACCCGCCGTCGTGATGACGAACATCAACGGCTGCCGGCGCGCGCCCATCCCCGTGAGCATGGTTTCGTACTGCGCGTTCGTATCGTGCTCGTGATACTCGTCCTCGATCGCGCAGGACGGCGACGCGCCATCGCCCGGATTGCCGATGATTGGCTCGAAGCGGCTACCGTCTTCGGGCCGATTCAACGCCTGTGCGTTAGCCTCAATGCCGAGGTGTTCGATGAGCAGCGGCGAGCGCTTCACCATCAGCCGCGCCGGCCGAAAGACTTCCCAAGCCTGCCGCTCGGTCGTCGCGCCGCAATACACCTCGGCGCCGAATTCGTCGTCGGCGGTAAACATCGCAATCCCGACGCCCGCGGCGATCACGCTTTTGCCGTTCTTGCGCGGCACCTCCCAGTACGACTCGCGAAAGCGCCGAAATCCCGTCTTCTTCCTAACCCAGCCGAAGGTGCAAGCCAAGCCGAACAGCTGCCACGGCTCGAGCGTCACGAGCTGGCGCTTGTAGGCCCATTCGCCCTTCGTATGCGGCAAAAGCTGAATCAGCCGCAGCTTCTTTTCCGCTTTTGCCGGGTCAAATTTGTACTTGAACGCGGCCGACTTGCTCGCCGCGAGATCGTCCAGATGACGCTGGCACGCGAGAATCACCCACCGACATGCCGGCACCTTCCCGCGCACGACGTCACGTGCAAACTGGTTCGCTCGCGCGACCAGCGGAAAAGACTCTCGTGCCATGCGTCAACCCAGCAGATCGGCAAAGGGATTGCCGGCGTTCTTCTTTTTCGGGCCGATCAGACGCTGACGGCTCGACGGATCGAGCCCGAGCATCGCGCCGAACGTCGCCATCTGGCCGGCTGCCTCTTTCACGACGGTCGCGGCCGGGTTTTTCACCGGGCCGCCCTGTGCCCCTTCTACCACCGGGCCTTCACGCGCCAGCTGCTCTTGCGCGCGTCGCCAGTTGCCGTATGCCGCGCAAAAAATCTCGACGTTATGCAGGTCCGTGAACTGGAGAATCTTCTGCTTGCAGAGCAGGGGCGCAACGCGCTCCCACATCTCGACCGCCAGCGGATCAAGCCATTCCGGCGGATCGATATTTGTCACCAGCCCGAAATCGGGCTCTTGGGTATTCAACTGCCGCTTGCCCGGATTACCGGCGGCCTCTTTTCTTGCAACGGGCTTCGGTCGACGTCCGGAGCGGCCCGCAACTCCGGGCATGTTTTGCTCAACCTTTAAATTTCATTTTTCGCGGGCGTGAAAATTCGACGAAGCGGGCGGTCCCGGAGGCAGCGCCTCCCAGACTTTTTCACCCCCCTCCTCGCCCGGCGCATCCGCCGGGCGGGGCCGCTCCCGTGTCACCGCAACCGCTCGCGCGCCGTCTTAGTTGCATGACAGTCACGACAGATCGCTTGCAGGTTCTCATCGCGATCTGTCCCGCCGCGCGCCTTCGAGATAACGTGGTCGACAGCAGTTGCCGGCGTCACGCGCCCGGCTTGCAGGCAGGGCTGACACAGGCCGCTGTCGCGACGCAGGATGCGCTGCCTGATCTTGTCCCACGCGGTTCCGTATCCCCGCGCATGGCGATTGCCGCGCACCGCGTCCGGCTTCCAATTGGAGATCTCCTTCGCATGCACTGCGCAGTGCGACATGCCACCCGGGACGAGTGCGTTGCAGCCGCGATGCTTGCATGGCCTCATAGTGCGAGCCGGCATAGATTTATGTCACACCACCGCATAAAGGAAAACGCCCGCAAAGTTCTCACCTTACGGGCGTCTTGTGAAATTCTGCGTGTGATTGGGATCACGCGTCGTCAGGTTGATGTATGCGATCTCCGAGGTAGAACAATCCCACGAAAGTCACAACCATCATTTGCCAAAACAAGAGCAAATAGAAAAAGAGCCCAAAATACAACGCAGCAAAATGATACTTTTCGTTTATGAGCGCTCTGATCGCGGGACCAATCGTTTGACCGAAAACTGCACCGATCAAGAGTATTAAGCTTTCTGCCGTAAGAAATGCAAGCAGGACACAGAGGAACCGCCGACGCGTCAAGTCCATTGGCACTTTCTGCCCGCGCACCAGTACATTTAATCTTGGGGACGGAGCAGGCATCAGCCTATCAATGTCGATTCTGTTGAAGGTGGCAATTGCGGCCAACGCTGCAATGTAGAAACCCGGCAGAGTCTGAATCACCATCACAACCTTCGCGACCAGTCCGCCGTCACCGATGACAGACAAGGGGCGAATCAAAGCAAGGGCGGCGAACATCGCCGTGCTGATTGCGCTCAATATCAGCGGAATCAACCAATCGAGTCGCCATTTATTTGGGTACGCTATACCCAAATATGCAAACGGCCGGAATAGATGGTAGGTGAACATATCAAACCAGAAGGCCCTTCAGTTTCTCGAGCATTTCTTCGTTAAGTTCAGTGTATGACTGGCCCAGATGTTTGTTGAATCCGTTAAGCACCGCACGCTTGACATATGCCGTATCCAGCCCAACCGTGAAATCACCAGAGCGCACTGTCACCGTTCTAGGGTCGCCAGTATCGGTGGTGAACCGAATTCGAGCTTTCTCGTACGCGTCGCTCTTGCTGTTCAAGAATGCCCGGAGTACGGGAACCTTCCTGGCTTTCGCAAGCGCCGTCGACAGCGACACCTCCAACTGCGCCTTTTTTTCGCGAACGAAACCAGCTTGATCAAGCTGCACTTCGGCGTTGCGCTCGGTAATGAGCTCTACACCACCGATTGCCCCCTCCGTCAAATCGTGCTCCAAAGACTCTGACACGTGACCGTCGAGAGAAATCATCATCCTCGCGCTATATGTAGTTGGATTGCCCTTTTTGTCCACTGCTCCATTTGGATGAGCAAACTTAAACTCATCAGGGAATTTCGCTTTCACCGCCCTCATCAAGGCGTTGAGGAACTGCTGAATTTTGGGCGGCGGCATACCCTGTACAGCTTCTACGATTGCCAGTCCGGTAGCTAGTGGATCAGGACTAGCTCTAACGATGATGTGGCACGAATAATCCATTCCTTCGCCCACCATCTTGTTGACAGCACGCCAAAGGAGATTCTGCGGATCCGAGAAACAGGGATCGGCCGCCAACTTGTCACACTTGTTGATCAGCAGACAGCAAACGTCGTTGTCATCCCAGCGCATTTGCTGCACGTAGTATATTTCGCCCTCGTTTTTGTACGCCTTGAGCCGCTCCTGCGGCTCAAGGCACTCAATGAGCTCGAAGCATCGCTTCGTCGATAGCACTGCAGGGGCTTTGAATGTCCTCGACATCGAGCTAATGCTGACATCGTAGAACCCGGCCCTTCTCTCATATTTATTCAATTTCACACCCCGTAACGGAGATGAAATCCTAGCAAATATTTGAGCCTCGCGATCATTTAGGCAAAAAGCTAAATTTGCCGCAGCCACGAGAAAAAGCCCGCGCAGCAAACTGAGCGGGCTTACTTTGGGCGCACCTCCCGCCCGACGTCGTCAATATAGCGAAACGCGGCGCGGTTTACAACCTCTTTTTATCGCGTCGTCGAACGAGCGCTACGCAGGCTGATGTTCCCTCAGCCACTCGCGCAACGCATCATTCATACGCGTCTGCCAACCTTCGCCCGTCGCTTTGAAGGCGTCGACAATGTCGACGTCATAGCGCACCGTCAATTGCACCTTGGGCGCTTCGAGCGGCGGACGACCACGCTTGCCTCGCCGCGTCATCTT